AGCATTACGTGGCGATGCCGGACGGCCGTCTGAGAGAAGCCACGGCGGCCGTCCGTCTTATTTAGGCCGCGTGACGTGCCGATAACCTCGCCTTTTTGACGCGGGCCTTCGTGGTCACGTCGTTGTCCTTCCAGTAGCACCAGATGGCGCTGCCGGCTGTCCATGCGAGGCTTACGAGCTGCGTGATGGTCGTGTCATCGATGTTGAGCACCGGATGGCCGAACATGGTCAGTGCCTGGTTGACAAGCGCAAGCAGGAGCACGAGGAATCTGGATATTGTGCCGCCGTCGATTCTCGGCGTCGTGGTCTCGGCGTCGTCATCGGTGGCGGCCATGATCTGCGCCGAGACGGGCATTGCGTCATATTCCGTTGTGTTGGCCGTCGGGAGTCGGTTTTCCGTTGTGTCGGTCATTTCGTGGTCCCTTCCAGCTTGCTGATTTTTTCGGACAGTTCGCTAATCTGCTGCTGCTGCTTCTCGATGGTCTTGGTGAGATGCTTCAGCATTCCGGGGATCTCGAAGCAGATTGTGTTGTAGATGTTGCCGCCCGGTGCTGAGCCCTTGTAGCTGTATTGCATGATGCTGTCACGGACACGCTGCGGCAGCTCGTAGGCGAGCAGGTTGTACATGTTGCCGCCCGGTGTGGCGTTCTTCCCGTTGGGCTTGTAGGCCCAGTTCCATACTTCGTCTCCTGCGCTTGACATGGAGCCTCCTTCGAGTATCTGATTTGCTTTGTCGATGATCTGCTTGTATGGCAGGCCGTTGGGCGCGAGGTCGGGGCATGAGAGGTGGTCTGTGCCTGGGATCTCCCGGTGTAGCCACACGTTGCCTTTCAGTCCGTCGTGCCACAGTTTCGTCCACCCGTACCTGCGCGCGATGTCGGCGCAGAGGCGCGCGCTTGCGTCGATGCACTCCTGGGTGCAGACCGCACCGTTGGCCATTCCTCCCTCATGCTCGATGCTGATGGTCGAATTGTTCGATGCGTAGTTCGCGTCGGAATAGCTGCCGTCGAGTTCCGACACGTATTGGTGGATCTCTCCGGTCGCGCCGATGCCGTAGTGGGCCGAGGCACGGCTTGACTGGCTGGCGAACGTGGAATCGGTGCCGGCCAGGTATCCGACCATGATGTGCAAAGTGATGTGCGTGACGCCGTAGCCGTTGCGGCCCACGTAGTGGTTCGGGCTTCCTTTCCAGATGATGTCGCTCACGTTGGCTCCGTTCTAGTTGAAAAGGTCTTCAGGTGGTTCCGGCGGTGGTGGTGGGGCGCGGCGGTAGATGTGGTCGATGAGTTGCCGGTTCCATTGCCAGAGGCGTTGGTTGTCGGCCTGCATCTTCTGTGCGAGCCTGTAGGCTTCCATCTTGTTCTTCGCGGCGGCCGAGAGGGTGGAGACCAGTGCGCCGACGACCGCGCCGATAGCGCCGACGATGGCGATGATGAGATCCGTCACGCGTCGGGCCTCGTGTAGACGTAGACGATCCAGACGTTGAGCGCGCTCGTGTTCGATGCGCCTTTGCGTACGAGGATCTCGGATGGTGTGACCGTGACTTCTGAATGCCAGTAGGTGTCGGTGGCGAGGTACGGTTGGGGCGCGCCGCCGTTTCCTTGGGTGATGACGCGGTAGTCCAGTAGGCTGTAGATGACGAAGCCCGGTGGGGTGCGCGAGTTGTTGGTCAGGTTCTTGTATTCTCGGACCTGCATGTAGATGCGGCGGCCGTCCACCCATTTGCGTCCGGTGTAAATCTGCGAATTGAGTCTCCAAGTGCCGTTCCATGGCATGTCGGCGGTTCGGGTCTTGACCCATTGCGTGCCGTCCCACACATATGGGCCGTTGTCGTCGTTGCCGCCGGTGACGAAACCTGTTTGGCCGATGACGCCGGTGATCTGCCGAAGGGCTTCGAGGGTGGTGGCGACGGCCGGTTTGACGCCTTCCGGCGTGGTCCTCCGGTCCACTTGGTCAAGCGCCTTCTCGAACGTGTCGGCCATGCTCTTGAACGAGTCCGGCGCGGTTGATACGAGGTCGGAGCCTTCGGGATACGAGAGGCCGTAGATTGGTGTTGTTGCTGTCATTGTGTTCCTTCCTTTTCGGCGGTGGGCGAAGAAGCGTCGATGATCTGGATCATCGAGAGGTCGCAGATGTGCAGGTCGAGCTGCTGCCAGCTGAGGCCGGATGGCAGGTCGGCCCATGTGATGCGGTTTGTCAAGAGCGGTCGAAGCGCGGCGAGCGTCGCTTCCTGGGTGAGTGTCGGTTTGCCGTTGCGCCATCGGTATGAGAGCGTCCCGCCGATGGTCGTGATGGGGCCGGTGAAGGCCGGTCGGCCATCTGAGCCGGTCAGTGCCGACGCCTTGGCCTTGACGATGATGAACGGGCCGGATGGGCTTGCCTTGTACAGCCATGGAAGTCGTGCCGGGTCGAGTCGCGTGCTGTTGAACGTCACGTTCTCCGGTACCATGCGCAGGTCGTTCGATTCGAGCCATTGCGCGATGTTGGCGCGGTCCGTGTCACTGACGTTCGAGGTGCCGCCGCTGTTCCATACGCCGCCCGAGTCGTCCACGGCAAGCATGTCGGAATCGATGGTGAGGCTCTTCTGCATGGCGGTCAATTGTGGTGGAAGACGGCTCTGGTCTCCCATCGTGATCTCCACGTCGTCGAAAGAGAGCTTGCCGTTGTCCGATTTGACGCGTTTCGCGTTGATGACGACCTGTGTCAAAGGTTCGGTGATGCTCAGATCCGTCGATGCCTCGATGTCGGCCGCCGAGAGCGCGTATCGTGTCTCTCCGTCGGTGAGGACGTTGAGTCGGCCATCGGTTGACAGATGCACGGCGATCGGGTCGGCGAGGAACAGCGGCCTGATGGTGGATGCCGCGCCGTCGTAGACTTCGTGCCATTGAGGGAGTCGTGGCCCGACGGTGAGCCGGTGCAGCAGGTCGAGCTGCGATGGGTGGTCGGATGACGTGTATGGTGCGACGCTTGACGGCAGGGCGAGCCCGTCCAGTTGGGCTTCCGGCGCTCCCTGCGCCGAGGCCCTGCGGTTCATCTCCTGAAGGCGTGCGGATGGTGTGCCTATCCAGTGCGCGCCGTCCCATTTCGCGGCCGTGTCTGTCGGTCCTTGGGATTGCAGGCGCTTCCATACGGCCATCCTCGATGTGGCGGAGAGTTTGAGCAGCCACCCGCCGTCGCTGGCCGGTTCGATGCTGCCGCCGGTGGAGACGGTGCCGGCGAACATCGTAGAGGCGGGCGAGTCGGTGGATTCCGGCGAGCCGGGGGAGTAAGCGCGGTGCAGCGAGCTGATCGGGATACGCAGATCTTCCCAGCCGCCCATCGACGGCTGAAGATCTTGCCATCTGGGTTGATCGGAGAACTGCACGATCACCTTCATGCCGGCCAATGTCAATGCCTGGCCTGCGAGCCGTCCGGTCTTGTCGCGCAGGGTGAAGTTCATCACGGCAGGTTCGGGTTGTTCGTCGATGCTGTCGCTTCCCCACCGGATAGTGAAAGAGTCGAGGGCTGCGATGTCCTTGGCGGAGTCGTTCACTGGTGTCCAGCCGTTGCCGGTGTCGATGAACATGAAGCACTGCTGCATCTCATGACCTCCTTGCGTCGTAGTCGGCCAGGAGCCGTCTGATGGCCTTGGCGGTGCCGTCCTTGTCGATGACCTCGCCGTTGATCTCCACGTTCCAGGTGTTGACCACGGCTGGCGTGGCCGTGTTGCCCTGGGCGGAGAGGTTGAGCGGCATGGCCGCAAGTCTGCGGTTGGCGCGGCTGATAGCGGTTTCAACACTGTTGTCGAACCCGGTGTTGAGGCCCTGTGCGAAGCCGGTCATGATGGCCTGGCCGGCGGGGATGAGCAGGCGACGGTCGTAGCTGATCGGGCCTTTGTGGGCCTTGATCCAGTCGCCGATGCCGCTGATCCAGCCGGTCACGTTGCTCCACATCGATTTGAGGCCGTTGAGGAATCCGCTGATGATGCTTGCGCCGGCGTTGTAGAGCAGTGTGCCGGCTCCGGAGAAGAAGCCGCCGATTGTGCCCGGGATGCCACGGAACCATGAGACGACGCCGTTCCAAGTGTTTTTCGCGCTGTTCGCGGCGTTGTTGAAGGCCCCGCCGATGGAGCTGCCGAGGCCGCTGAACCGTCCGAGGATGCCCGAGACGCATCCGGCGATGAAATTGGTGAAGCTCGACCAGATGGCCTTGCCGGTGTTGGTGCAGGTGAAGAAGTAGGTGAGTCCGGCCACGAGCGCTGCGATGAGGGTGATGACGACCATGATGGGGTTCGCGCCCATGACGGCGTTGAGCAGTGCCTGAGCGACGGCGGCAATCCGCATGGCGGTGGTGACGGCGGTGACGGCTGCCACGGCTCCGCCGACGGCGGCCACGAGTGGCGTCACTAGATCCGTGTTTCGACTGATCCAGTTGCCTGCGGTCTTCAGCCAGCCGCCGACCGTCTGCGCGGCGGTTGCGACGGTGTTGAGTGCGTTGCCGAATGAGGTTCCGGCGGGCTGTCCTCCGGTCATCGCGTTCACGACGGCCATGATGCCGGTCCACAGTGATTGCAGGCCGCCGCCGGCCGACTGCGCGGCCGTCTGCAATGCGTTGAACGCTCCGGTGTCCTTGACCTGGCCGAAGAACGTCTGCAATCCCTGCGTGCCGTTCTGCGCGAGGTTTGTGACTGCCGTCGCGGCCGCGTTGATGCCGCCTGTGACGGCCGGTTTGAAGAGGTTGAAGGCGTCGGTCAGGCCGCCGGTGACGGCTGCTTCGAGGTTTCCCATGGCTCCCTCGATGGTGCTGGTCGATGTCGCGGCCTGTTGCGCCACGTCGGTCATGCCGAGGTCCATGATCGCTTTGTTGAACTCGTCTGCGGTGATCTCGCCCTTGGACATGGCGTCGCGGAAGTTGCCCGTGTACGCGCCGTTCTTCAGCAGCGCCTCCTGGAGTTTGCCGGACGCGCCCGGAATGGCGTCGGCAAGCTGGTTCCAGTTCTCCGTGGTCAATTTTCCCGCGCCGGCGGTCTGCGTGAGCATCATCGCGACGCTTTTGAAACTGTCGGCGTTACCTCCGGCGACGGCGTTGAGGTTTCCGGCGGCTTCGGTCAGTTCCATGTAGTTGCCGATGCCGTTTGCCGCGAGCTGCGCGGTGGTGTTCTGGATGTCATCGAGGCCGTACACGGTGGCGTCGGCGTATTTGCGTGTTTCCTTCGCTGCTGCCTGCACGGCTTTGGTGTCGATGCCGGCGAAGCTCATGGTGTTCATGAACTTGTCGGTGCTGTCCGACATGTTCACCACGTCGCCGGCGAAGCCCTTCACCGTGTCCCACAGCGCGGTCACGCCCTTGACGGCCAATCCGCCGATGGCGCTGCCGAAAGCGGCCGCCTTCGTGGTGGTCTTCTCGAACGCCTTGACGGCATCATCGGCGTTGCCGGTGATGCGCACGCTCATGATCGCGCTGTGCGCCATGGTTCACTCCTTCTGTGTTTCTTCCGCTTCCTTGAGCAGTTCGGCCAGTCCGGTGCCCCAATCCAATTCGTCGGCCTCGTTGCGCCATTGCCATGGCGTGCCGCCGAAACGGCTTGCCAGGAGGAACGAGAGACGGCCGAGCGAGTCTTGGGGCCACGCGGCTAGTCCTCCGTAGGGTTTCCCTCTTCCGGCTCCTCCTTCGGTGCCGCAAGGTCGAAGGACGCCACGGTGTCGAGCCAATGGTCGAAGTCCGGGAGGTTGCGGCCGGCCATGCGGAGAGCGGCGTAAGTGGCGTATGCGCCGGTCCTAACCGGCGATTCGGTGATGGTGCCCCATCCGGCCTCGATGGCGTGCGCTTCGGCCTTGCATGTCGCGCGCATCGTGATTGGGACGATTTCATGCTTGCCGTCGGTGTAGGTGATTCTTGTGGTTGCCATTATTTTCCTTTCACTTGCTTCAGTGTCTTGTCGATGAAGTCCTTGTAGACCTTTTGCCATTGGCTCTCGGTGGAGGCGACGCCGTTGTTGACGAAGAGACGCGGTTTAATGCGGCGGGCGGGCCACCCGTAGTTGACTGGTCCTGCGTAGGGCACGGCCTTGCGGCCGGCGCGGATGACGCCGGCGCGTTTCGTCGCTCCGGCACGCAGGCTGCCGGCCAGCCGGCCGGTCTTGCCTCGTGGGGCGAGGTTGCGGACGGCGGGCAGTGCGATCTGCGCGGCCTCGCGGTTCACTTCCTTCAGGTCGTCCATGTCCGCGCCGGCCTTGCGCATCGTCTGAACGAAGCGTTTCTGGCCGACGACCATCAATGCCTTGTCGGCCATCACTTACCCGAGTAGGCCGTGTGGGCGACGTTCGTGACGGCGAAGCTCAGATCGTTCGTGTTCTTCGATTTGACGTCGCCGCCGATGGCGATTGGCGCGATGGTGACGTTGAAGGTCCACTGGATCTTGCCGTTCGTGTTCGGGACGAACTGGGCCGGCAGCGTCTCGCCCTTGTGGTCGAAGAGCCAGACGGCCAGACCGTCCTCGCTGAAGTCGTCGCCGACGGTGCCCTCGAACGTCCACGTGGTCGTGGTGTTGGTCTCTTCGGACCCGTCCAAGAAGGTGGTCGGGTCGTCGCTGCTGTTCGACGGGTTCAGCTGCGCCTTGGTCAGGTCGGCGCTGAAGTCCCTGCCGTTTGCGGTGTCGGTGATTTTGAAGATGCCTGGTCCGAGCGTGCGGATCTTTCCAGCCATGATTGTTTTCCTTTCCTTGTCTTATTCGGTTTCCAGGGCGTTCAACGTGACCTGGTAGGCCGCGAGCGTGCCGGCTCCTGCGAGGTTCCATGTTGCGGGCGTGGCCTTCTGGATGTTCAGGCCACGGGCGGCGAGTCTGTCGAGCGCTGTGAGGATGTCATCGACTGCGGATGGCTGCGTGGCCGGCGTGCCGGCGATGACGTCCAACGTCCAGACCGGTTCCGGCGGGCCCCATGACGGCCATTCCACGGTCGGGGGTTCGATGAACACGGCCACCTTGCCGGCGGCAGGGCGCACCAATTGCGCGTCGATGCTGATGCTGCTCACGAGCCCGTCGAGCATGTCGGCGAGCGTGTTCATCAGCGCGGCGCGTTGTTCCTGGATGTTGTTCATGCGATCACCATTCCCCCGGTCAGCACGCCGGCGGCGCGGAGTTTCGGCCAGACTGAGCGGAGCGGGTCGGTGGAGATCCTGAACGGCTCCACGGTCGAGTCGCCCACGTCCATGACGCCGAGTCGGGCGTCACGCATGTTGAACAGGTCGGCCGCGCAGGAGACGATGCAATCGGCCAGCAGATCGTCGTCCACAGTGGCTCCGCCGACCGCGTGCTCGACGTATCGTTTCGCCGCCGCGAGTTTGACCGTGAGCCGGTCTTCCTCGCCGGCCGGGACGCCCACCTCGTCGCGGAGTCGTTGCAGCAGGGTGTTGTCCTCGATCATCATGCCGTGGCGAACTTCACCGGGATGAGGCCCAAGGGCTGAGTTGCAGCCACGGCCATGTACCCGTAGACGCTGTAGTTTTCGGTGAGTTTGGTCGGGTCGCCGTCGCTGAGCTGGGTCGGGCCGCCGGACTCCCACACGGTCACGGCCTCGGGGTCGATGAAGCACGCGGTGCCGTTCGGGGCCTTGGGCAGCATCTGCACGGGGACGCGCAGGAACTTGCCCGCGATGCCCGTAAGGTCGAAGTCGCCCAACGTGTCGCTGCCGTCTCCGCTGAGGTCGAAGAAACGGCTGCCGGTGTCCTTGAGCTTGACAAGCGCGGCCATGACGTCCTTGGAAACGCCCAGGCGGGTAAGGCTCACGTTGCGGTCGTCGGCCAGTTCCGCCGCGTCCATGATCAGCATGGCCCACTGGTCGATGGTCATTGCCGACAGTTGGGCCGGTGCGTCGATCTTGTTAGCGTCCTTCTCGGCGTCGCGCTGAGCCGCAATGGTGTCATACAGGAACGTCCGCACCTTGTTTTCAGTGGCCTTGGCGTAGGCGTTGCGCAACGCCGCCAGCGCGGTGTTGAGCATGGGCGTGGTGCTGCGCTCGATGGTCTGGCGTGAAAGCGTGGTGTAGCCGCCGAGGGTATCGATGCTTGCGCTCTTGGTGCCGAACGTGACCTTGCCGAACTGCAACGCGCCGCCCTCGTTCTCCTGCTTGTCCACCGTGGCGGTGTCGGACGCCACCACGTTGTATTCCATCGTCATGCCCTTGTCAGGCAGCGTGTCGTGGGTGAGGATATTGGTCACCTTGCGGCGCTGCTCGATCAGTCGCAAATCATCCCTAATCCATGCCACCTTGTTGCCAGTGTCGCCGGTGGCGATGAGGTCTCGGCACTCGTGCATGAGCTGCACTGCCGCTTCGTCGCCACGGTAGAGCGCCTGAAGATAGTCGCCGGCCGTGCGATACTCAGCGCCCATGACCTTGGCCGGCTCACTGTCGGTGTTCCTGGCAATGGCGGCTTTCATGCTGCGCTGTTCGTCCATGATGCCGTTCAGCTTGTCGTTGATTTCGTTGAGGTCCATTTCGTTTCCTTTCTGGTTTCCGGTTTCCCTCATGCTTTCGTGGGTAGTTTCGCTGCTGCGCTGCGAAGTGATCTTCGCGGCCTCGTAGGCCGGCCACGACACCACCGAAACCTCCAACAATCGGACGCGCCTGCGGTGGGTAACGCCCTGCTTGTCCACCTCGTCGTCAATCGGCATGAATCCGACGCTGAGCGAGTCCAGCGCGCCGTCGCGCAACAGGGCCACCACGTCCCGGCCGCGCTGCGTGTCGCTGATATGCGCCGTGATATGCAAGCCGTCGTCTTGTGGCTCCGCGTCGAGGATGCGGCCGATAAGCTCACCGTGCTGATAGCAGAGCTTCGCCGTGTCCGTGTCGTCGAAAACACAATCGGCGTCGAATGTCTCGGCACCGTCCCATGTGCTGATGACGCTGCCGTAGGGCACGGCCACACCCTCCAACGTGCGCCCGTCGCCCTCTTCGGCCGCGCGCAGGCACACGCCCTTAAACCCGATTTCATGCTTCATTCTGCGTCTCCTGTTCCTGTGGCTGCTCCTGTGGTTCCGGTTGCGGTGCCGCGATGAGAGGCGGCAACGCCTCCCTTGCGCGCACCTCGTTCACGTCCATCCACCCGGCCTCTATCGCCGTCTTGTAGGCGTTGAACCGGTCGGCCATGTTGGCGCGCCGGCTGCTGTCCCAGTCGAACGCGGCCGTGCGGCCCCTTGGCAACAAACGGTTGAAAAGTTCCTCTATCTCGCCCGCATAAGCCGCCAACGTGTAATCGGCGAACTCAATCCAGCTTTGCTCGATATTCGAGTAAGTAAGGTTGCTACCGTCAACGGCCGCCAACATGATGCTCGCCGGGATGCCTAGAAGCCGCGCGATCTGAGTGGTGTCGAACTTCTGAGTCTCCAAAAACTGCAAATCTGCCGGTTTCATGTCTAATGGCACGTATTTGAGTTTCGAGCCGAGCACCTTCACGTCGCCGGCCTCACCCGTGGCTTTCCACGCCTCCTTGGCGTCCTTGGCCACCTGCGGAGTCACCTTTTCCTCCGTCTGCAAATAGCCCTTGAGGTTGCTACCGTCGCTATAGAACTTGGCCTTGTAGGTGCGGGCCATCTGCGCGGCCTCCACCTCCTCACGTGCCGCCGAGATTGGCCCAAGCCCACGCAACCGGCCCGGCACGTTCAAAAACTTGCAATGAACGATCTGGTCGGCCGTGTAATCATGGCCCAGATAGCTATAGCGGAGCTTGGGCGCGGCCGGGTCGTTGCCGTCGTCGCTCACGGTCACGAGGGATGGTGGAAGCACCTCGCAAGAGACCACTTCGCCATCGAAACGCACCAATCGCACGAAAGCGTTCCCGTCCAATACCATGCTTGCCACCATGTCCGCGAGGAAGTCGCGGCGGCTGCGGTTCACGTCCGGCTGAAGCACGATGGAGGAAACCGTGTCGAGCTTCACGCCTCCCCTGATTTCATTGATGGGCAAACCGGTGATGGCGGTTTGCAGCACTTGCACGCCACGAAACACGGTTGAGAGGCTCAGCGGGTCGCAGTCCCCCAATCGTGCGGGCGGCTTGATGCCGTCCGGCATATCCGCGTCGGCACCGCGCGTCAGCACGCGGCCCGCCATTCTCATACGCTCCCAAATGTTCATGCGGCCAAGTATCACCGCCAAGCGCCAAGCCCGCCACAAGCCCGCCGCCCAACGCCGCATAATGCCGCATAATGCCGCCACGCGACGCCGGTTAGTAGATTTGCAGCGGCCCCGTTTCCTCAGGCCTGTGGGCGGCTCCCCAAGCCGCCAACATGCAGCTTTCCAACGGTGACGTTAGGCCGGTGCTTCCGCGCCGGCTCACGCGCCATGCGTCGCCGGCCCATTTGCGCGCCGAGTTCGCGGCGCTGGCGTCCAACTCGGGGTCTGCCGCGTGGGTTATCGCGTGGTTAGCCAAGCCGGCAACGAAACTCTGTCCGGTGGTCAGGTAGTCGCCCGCGTCCATGTCCACGAACCGCAGCAGCGGGTCGCCCGCGTCGTCGGTCATGTGGCGCAACCGGTCGGACAAATCGGCGGCGGTGCCGCGCGCGTCGATCACCACCGGAGCACCGTACTTCGAGCACAAGCGGGTGAGTTCGGTCGGCGCGTACCCGGTGCCGTCCAAGATTCTCAGCAATTGCACCGTTATGGTGCCGTCATTGTTGGCGATGCCAGCCGAAACGCTCGTGTGCGTCCCGTCCACGTCCACCGCGACGCCGAACACCACCGGCCGGCCGTCCAAGTCACCGGGCGTCACCGGTGCCGTTACCGTAGCCGCCCACAACGCCTCGTCTATCGCCCTGTCGGTTATACCCTCGTCCCGACGGTTGCCGAACGCGCGCGCCCAACCTGCCGGGTTGCCCTGGAACTGTTCGCGGAAGTCGGCCAACTGCGCCTTGTTCCACAAGAGTCCGGCGGCTGGATGATAGCGCATGATGCTGTCCAGATTCTCCGGATCTTCGTCGGCTGGCAACCCGAAGTCGAACCAACACGTGCGGCGCGACTGTTCGCCAGCCCTGCAAGCGTCAAGTCTACGGTTGAAGAACGTCGATTCTGCCGTTCCCTCGGTGCTGGTTATCCATAGTTGCGGCTGCACGCCGGTGGCCTTAAGCCTTGTCGCCATGGTCGGCATGAAGCCATCCAAAATGGTGTTTCCGGTTTCCTCGGACAACGAAAACGCCTCGTCCAACGTGATTTTGTCGCCTTGGACGCCGTGCCCCGCAACCTTGGTAACGCTCTTTGGCATTATCACGCTGCCATTGGCGAACGGCTGGCGCAAGTCGCCCGCGCCGAGATACGGCCGTGTGGTTATTGCGGCAAGCGGCGAGCTGCCGAGCGTTTTCAGATATTTCTTGAAGTGGTCGCCCGCGTCCTTGCCCGTCTGCGCCAAATAATAGATGAAACGATCTGGTCCCCACTGCGAGTTGCGCGTGTCCACCGCGTCCACAAGCGTGCTTTTTCCACACTGTCTCGGTGTGCTCAATATCACCGTGTCATAGAAGTAAGTGCCTGTGTCCGGGTCTATTTCACCCGCCACGTCGGCCACCAGCCGTTGCCATGGCAGCAGAGGCGTGCCAAGCAACCGGGCGAACTTGGCGACTATAGGCCCGTCGGTGCGGCGATCCGGGTTTCGCTGGGTGCCGCCGCGCAATGGCGTCATGCCTGTGCCTCTTCCAGCAGACTGGCAAGAGCGGGGTCGATTCCCTGCCTTGACTGAAACTCGGTTTTCAATTCCTGGTACCACGCCAAGAGCTGAGCCATGACACGGCTCGTGTCGCGTCCTTTGACGTTCAGCGCGTCGAAATTGCGGGCAATGTTGATCATGGTCTTGCACACGTACTTGGCGTTAGGATCAAGCTGCCTATCGCCCACGAAACTCTCGATAAGCTCCTTGGTGGCGCGTTCCTGCAAGCCCTCGTTGGGACCATAATAATCATTGAAA